TTATTTTTTGGTTAATAATTTGTTTCACCTTTAGTTTTATGTAAAGATAAAATCTCTCTTTTAAATCTATGTTCACCAAATTGATTTATTAGAGAGTTTATAACTTTAGAAGATGAATAGTAATCTTTCCAGTCACTTTCTTTTTTAATTTTTTTTCTTTTCGAATCTTTGCGAAGAGACCAAAAATATTTTCTTCCAATATATTTTTTATTATTGAAAGTGTCTGTTATTTGATAAACAAATCCATAATAATCCTTTATATCGGATGAATCAAATATTTTACCTTCAAAAATCCAAGGATTTTCATAACCCATAAAACCTCCTTATAGTAAAGGTATATAGGTATTTTACCTTAATTAGTAGTAAATTTATTCATCCTCTTCATCTAGATCATAATCCTCATCGTCTAGATAGTCTTCTTTTATTTCTTCACCACAAAACGGACATATGTCTGGTTTGCCGATGGCAGTGTTGTTGTCGTATTCCAAACCATACTCCGTTTCACAAGATGAACATTCTAGTTGTATATATTTCATTTTGTCACCCTATAGTATATCGCAAACGCCAGCACTACAATTCAATTCTTTCGTAGAAGTTGTAGTGTCAGTTTCTTCCATAAACTTAGTCCAATCGATATCTGTTTTCTGCTTAGAAACTAGTTCGTTATACTTAGCTTCATCAATTTCTTCATAAGGAGCTTGGCGATAAGAACCATTATCTCTTGGTAAGAAAGATACACCAGATATGATTTGAATTGTCTCTTTGCTCATAGTCTGCTCTTTCTCTTTCTTGATGCTACACGGGCAGCAATATGTTCGAGTGATTGTTTTCTACCTTTCAACTTTTTAGCATTAGTGTTACCTATACCGTATGTATTTCCTTTCATCCTTTCTGAAAAGAGCGCTTTTATTTTTGGTCTCTTCATAGGATTGTTGTCAGATATCTTTTTCCTAACTTCTAAACGCTTAGAAGGATTGTTGATATTCAAACACTTCCCTGTACGAGATAAACTAATCTTTACACGGCTTTCTGCTGTATGATGCTTTCCCTTCATAGGGTTATCTTTTCTTCCTAACCAGTAAGGTTTATCATTCAATATCGCCTTATTATCAGTTCTATTCAACCATATATTAGACATTTCTAAAACTTTCATTCGCCGGAGGACCTTATGTTCCCATTCCCTAGCACATTTAGTTGTCTTGAATGTCTTTCTTATTTCAAACTCGAAAGAATCGTCACCATACTCTTCACGTAATCTCTTTACACGATTGGAACTGCTAAAATATGAAACCCATAGTTCATCAACATTACATTCTTTTGCCCATCGTACACCATAATAAAAAGTATTAGTGGGCTTATGATGTAATAAATACGTGTAAGGCATTACAACTCACATACACCAGCACTACAGGCTAATGTCTTTGCACTTTCGGTATTATCAGTTTCTTCTTTAAACTTTGTCCAGTCAATTTCTACTTTCTGACTAGCAACAAGTTCCTTATACTTAGCTTCATCAATTTCTTCATAAGGTGCCTGACGGTAAGAACCATTATCTCTAGGTAGGAATGAAACACCGCTTATGTTATTTATATTATCATAGACCCAAGCGGCTGTATGAAGCCATTCATCATCATCAACATATACAGTAATAGATGGTTTATGTTCACACCAATTTTCTTGGTAAATCTTCCATAGTTCTAATTGTTTAATGGCATTAACATCCTTCACAAGAACTGCGCCGTCTGGTGCCTTCATTGGGAATGAAAATACCCAATTACTTTTATTGTAAAAATCTTCTTCGGCAGTAAAACCGTTTGATACCATGAATGTTGCAAGTGGATCTGTTTTTGCCAATCTAACACGACGGATGTAATATTGAGAATAACGAGGATGAATACCCGATGCAGAATCTACCAACTGAGATACTGTATTGTGGACCACCCAACCATTATCCAACTGATATGAATGTGTATTAGCAACTTCAATATCTGCTGTTAATTCAGGTGATGATAGTTTTGTAATTCTCTTAATCTTCATTCTTTTTCCTTTCTTTACAATTATCAAAATGAAATCTTCTCATTGCACCACCAGCACCAATTTTATTGCAATGTGGGCATTTTATTTTTTCTATTTTAAATGATCGTTTTTTACCACAATTTTCAAAATGATGTAAATGCATCGCGCCAGAATTCCCTTTTTTATTACATTTTGGGCATGTAACTTTATTCGCTTCAATTCTTCCTATTCTATAGGTTGGATTTTCCTGCAAAAAATCTTCAACACTTTTAATGTCCTGTTGTTTCTTGGTATACTTGTGCGAAAAAACACCATCATTTAACCAAACAAATCCTTTATTTTTAGGACCGCCTCTTTTCCCTAGTTCCGATTGCAATTTTGTATTATAAAAACCAGAACCAATTTCTTTGCATTTATCTCTACCCATTTGAGCAGATATCCTTCTTTTGTACTCATTATAATATGAACATACTTTTAATCTTCTTAATGTTTCTTGTGCTTTTTTACCGCCAGAAGAAGAAATTAAAAATCTTTCTTCTGGTGACAGTTCTTTGTTGTATCCTAAAACCCTACAAGCAAAAAGATCATTAAGATCTTCAAATTCTTTCCATCTTTTATAATGAAGATTGAAATGTTCTTCTACAGACACTTCAATCAAATTGTCGTCATTATCTGTTCCGCCAGCGTGTTTTGGTATAATGTGATGTTTGTGTTTTTCTATTCTACTCATTCTATAACCTGCTTTTCTGTTTTACACAGGTTATTTAGTAAATTAAAAAGTTACAATCTCATCCTGCTCAGATAATTGATCGACTCTAATCCATCCTCTTTTTGTTTTTACTTCGTGATTTCCAGTAAATTTCCAAATTTCCCCAGAATAATCTTCAATTTCATAAACCTCTGCATATCCATTTACATACAATTTGGTAATTGGCTGTAGTTCATTATTTTCATCATAGACAAACAAATCCTTGGTCGGAGATAACCAATCTCCCTGATTACAATGCTCGATATCATGCCCCATATATTCAAAGATTTCGTCAAGAGTCATCACACCCTCAGAAGTTTTAATCTTTCCCTCTAAAGTTTGACACCCAGATGGTTTTACACAGGTAATGGCAGCAGATTCTTCTACACCTATGATCTTAGCAAATTCTTTGTTGGTTTTTACTGCTGTTAGTCTTAAGATTTCCAAGAATTCATTTAAAGTCGGTGATCTAGAATCATGATCAAAAGTTTGATTTGAAGTAGATTTTAAAATGCTACCGTTCAATACTTTATGATCCATGATGCCGGTCAAAGAAACACCCAGCAGTCTTTCTTCTTCGGTGTTGTTTTTCCACTTCTTGTTAATGTAACGAAAGTTGGATAATGTGCTTTGTAGTGTTCCAAGAATTGTTGCAAGACGAACCTTTCTTGTTAGATCGTCCAAAGTGTCGGTGCTACGAACAACAACTTCTGATAGATTACATTGGTAGGTGAGGACATTTCCAAAAAGACCTTTATGCTTCTTGGGTTCATTGAAGCAATAGGTATCATATAGACCATCCAACTCTATTACGGACTTGATGGTTTGGTAATTACCCTTGCGCGATGGCTTATGACCATGGACAGTGTTGAGTCGGTGACATGGGATATCTGTGCAGTCTGTAATTTGTAGATACCAGAGAGCCTTCTTACGCGCTCCGTAGTTTGTGACCTTACCGGCTCGATGTAAAAGATTGACACTTGCTCTGATCCCATTTTTGGTTAGAACCAGATGCAAATCTCGTGCTTTCTGTTCATCACTTATGTAAATACGGATTCCTCCTGTTCCTGTTTCGGAACCATCCGCATCAGCCAAACCGGCAACGAATTCAAGCACGGAATCACGAGACCATGATGCCATCTCACGGAAAGTTAGATCACCGTACTTTAGACCTTTCAAGAGATCGATATCGACTTCCTTCGTGGCATCAATCCTGATACATTCAACATTGTAGCCGTTTTTCAATACCTTCTTATGGCGACTTCCCTGAATCGGGCATTTCCAATCCTTATCACCATAGGCATCAATGATAACTCTGTTTTTGTATACACAGCCATCCCCATAAGCAAACCCCAGGGTGTATGCGTTATGGATACGATGACCTTCATCATGAGCCGTGAGATTTGCCGGTTCTACCTGCAACGTATATTTACTCGATCCGATTAAATCCTTTGCCTGAACTTCTTTCCACTCCTTGGAAAATCGATCCTTGACAGACCATCGGTGATCTGGTGTGCAATCCAGATATGAACCATCGGACAGATTTACCCTGACGAGTTTTTGATTTTCCCCAGTCTTTCTAACAGTTACCGGTGTCCATTCCTCTCCATTCCAGATATGTACAGATTGGTCTACAAAAGTTGAGATATCTGCAATTTTATCCTTTGTAATCAAAGGAGTATCTGGGGATACGCAGAATTGATACGGACGTAGAATGATTTCGGAATTGTGAACTAATACACCATTAGCAAAAAAATTACTAGTTTCTGTTTGTATATCATACGTATCCTCATTAGAAACTATGCTAACTTTTCTAACTCTACCTTTGATAATCTTTTTGCTTTCCATTCTTTTATTTCCTTATGATAACCCAATTTTGAAAAAATATCTATGTTAAATATAATTGAAGAATTTATATGTGGATATTCCTCTTTAAACATATTATATTTGTATGTTTTTTCTTCTATATAATAATTAGATTTTATCTCCACAATAGCTTCTAATACATTATTTTTGTAAATAAAAAAATCTGGTCTATAGTTTTCATTATTTTTCAATTTAAACGATTGTACTTCTATTTTCCAATCTATATTTCTACCATCTAACCATTTTGCATAAATATATTCATACGTGGATCTCAACCAAACATATTCTCCAGATTTTTTCCTATAATAACCTTGTATAGATCTAGTTGTTTTTTCTTGCATCCACGGCTTTCTATTTGTCCAATCAAACCAATTACTTTTGTTTCCTGTGGCATTAACAACTCTTTGTTCTTTCAATTTGCTTGTTATGGCTTTATATCCTGTTCTCACATCAACATGCCAATAATCAATCAACAATTTTCTCATTAGAGAATACGATAGATTGAGATTTTCAGAAGAACCTAATGTCTTATACCCATATCCATCTCGATATAATTGAACGATTTTTTCCTGCACCGGACAGGGATTATTCAATAACCAATTGGATCTTCTACTAACTAATTTACCAAATTGATTCCCCCCATAATCATCCTCATCTTGGAGCCTATTATACCATTCTTTAAACCGGATGATATCTTCATCTTTTAATATTTTAACAGCCATTTCTTTATAATCACATAGGTAGTAATCCATACTCCTATTTATATAGAATAATATCGTCTGTCTCTAAAATTTCATCAGCACGAATATACCCTCTATTGTTTGTGTATACTCTGTGGTCTGGGGTTAATTTCAATTCAACAATTCCTCCGGAATCATCTTCTATTTCCAGTTTAATTAACTCAGCATTCTCCCTAGTCATTTTTCCAGTGTATATTTTTGTGTAAACTGGAGCATTCCCATCAAATGCTAAAACTTCAAATTCTTCATCAGGATTTTTCTCAATCTTAGAAATTAATTCCCCCAAAAAAATATCACCATAGTCCCTAACAGTTAAAATTACATCTCCAGGTAAACAACATGGATTTGTTCCATAATCAATGTCAACATTTCTTCGTTCATATTTTGAAGCTGCCTTTTGTGATGCCTTACGTGAAAAGATTCCTCTTTCACCAGAACGCGACATATGCAATGCTACCCATTCATTCATGAACGTTGCCATATCAGGTTTATCTTCATATACAGCAGAAATGTTTGCTAATGCTCTATGTGGATTCTCTACCCACCAGTTACCGGATTTTGCATGACGCAATTTATCGTCATTTATATCAGTAAGTGCAATCAATGCAGATCTACGAACACCACCAGATACTACAATATCTGCAATTTTACAAACAATATCATGACATTCGAGTGTAGAGAGTTTTCTTCCCTTTGCTTTCTGAAAAATATTGATTGTGAATTTCAATAGATCTACTAAAGGCTCTGAACCTGATGCTCTACCGCCAAAAGTTTTAAGTCTACTACCGGCTGGACGTAATTTAGATACGTCCCATTTTGCTATCTTTCCAGACCAAAGCAAAGAAAGAAATTCTCGATATCCAGATGCCCAACCAATTTTTGAATCTTTAAATACAATGATTGTATCCGATGGATGTAGTTCATCAGGAACTTCTGAAAGTTTATTCGTATAACGAGATTCTACGGAATATCCTACACCTGTTCCACAATTATGAACGACTGACCCATTTTCCAGAATAAAATTATGAGTGTCTTGAACTG